TGGCGAGAAATGTATAAAGGAGGGTTCCCAACTGGCGACCTTTGGGCTGGGGCGAGGCTATGCAGGAACCACGAATCAATGGTTGATATGTCGGTAATATCTGGAGACGGTGGGGGAACCCAGTACACGTTCTTAGAAGCGCTTGACGCAGGAGCCGGACTTATCCTCCACGATGAGTGGAAACCTTCTGGATTACTTGGGGAAATCTCCACCACGGTTAGCACCGCTGAGGAATTAAAAGAGGCCGTAAATACCGCATCATCGCCGGGCGCTAACGCAGAAAAGCTACTCAGCGAACATGACGCTGTGGAAATAGCAAAGGAATACATGGAATTATGCGAAACGTAGTATTTCAGGTAAGCATCGCCCCGAAAGGGAGGGAATGGAAAACCGCAGGAAAGAAAGTATTTCGCTACAGCAACCACCTATACGACTTCTCTAACGTCAGAGCGAAACAATATGCGGACAGGGTAGGAGCTGACTATTTCAGGTTGAAAACGATGGATTGGCTAGGGGAAGAATACGCACCCTGCTACCACAAACTCTACCTTTACGAGCTAGCCAAGAAATATGACAGAATACTGTACCTCGACTCGGACTGCATCATCACCAAATTCTGCCCAGACGTATTCAAGAAAGAAAACGAGGTTTGGGCAGCCGTAGACCAAGCGAACACCCCATCGGGTAGGAAACAGCTACGGTTACTAAGGGAAAAGCATTCCATATCAAACCACGCCCACCTCTACTTCACCACCTCAGTACTGCATGTAAACAAAGAATTCTGTGATTTGACAGCGGACCACTGGCGCAAAGAACTAGCAGACTGCGAAAACCTCGCCGGGTCCCAACACGACCAATCAGTATTCAACATGCTCGTAGCCAAACACCACCATTACAAGCCACTGAACCCTTCTTGGGGAGCTTGGTACGGCAACGGATACTACATCAAACACTATTACGGCCCTACAAATACCTCAAATTGGGAACCCAAGACTTTCCTAGATTGGGAAAATAGACTACAAAGGAAGCTAGAAACAAACTCTGAACACTAGGCTCTGGACAGTATGGCGTACACACAAACAAATAGAACCCCCGAAGTGATTGAAAAGTATGAAGAAGTCGTAAGGTTGCGAGCGCTCGGTTTAAGCTTTCAGGCAATCGCAGAAAGAGTTGGTTACGCTGGGCGATCTGGGGCGAAAGAAGCCTATACGCAGGCTATCAAGATGTGGGGAACTGAAGCTGTAGACGAATTGAGAGTCGTTGAAAACGAAAGGCTTGACCACTTACATAGAGTCTTAATGGCAAAGCTGGAAACCATAGGTCGTGACCCCGAAGCAGAAACAACCGAACTCGTATCTATCGTGAACAGCGCTATCAGCCTATCCAGAAGGAGAGGCCTATTGAATGGACTGGATTCAGCGAAGAAACACGAAGTTACTGGCGCTGATGGAGGCCCAATACAGACCGATGTTGGGCAAATGCTGAGAGATAAATTGGCTTTGATTGAAGGAAATACTGAGGAATCTATGGAAATTGGAGGGGCAATACCCTCACCCAACCACGCATTAAGTCCTTAGAACATGCCTGAGGAGCAGAAAATGGAGCAGAAATCGCCTGATTTGGCAACCGAAGCCCAATTAAGCGTCATACAGCGATTGATTCAAGCCGACCCTGACTGGCACGAAAGCCTCACCGAAGAACAGAAAGCCGAAGTCATGTGGGACTGGACGCTTTGGGCGAGACCGAAACAGCTCGCGCCGGGTGGGACATGGAGAATCTGGCTGATACTCGCAGGTCGAGGTTTCGGCAAAACAAGATCGGGAGCTGAGTGGGTAAGGGAACAAGTTATGAGCGGTAACGCTGGGCGCATCGCCTTAGTTGGCGCAACCGCAGCTGACGTTCGTGACACTATGGTAGAAGGGGAATCAGGGCTAATGCGGATATTCCCACCGGAAATGCGGCCTCGCTACATTCCTTCAAACCGAAGGATAACTTTCCACAATGGGGCGATAGCAACTGCGTTCTCCGCTGACGAACCTGACCGACTCCGTGGACCGAACCACGACCTCGCTTGGTGCGATGAGATCGCAGCGTGGCGATACCCTGACGCTTGGGACCAACTGATATTCGGTTTGCGTATCGGAAAAGACCCTCGCCTAGTAGCAACTACTACTCCCCGGCCCACACCGCTGATTCGTTCTTTGGTTGAAAGAGATGATGTCGCAGTAACCACTGGGTCTACCTTTGAGAATCAAGCCAACCTCGCACCGACCTTCCTGAAAGAAGTCCTCGCACGGTATGAAGGCACACGACTAGGGCGACAAGAACTACACGCTGAAATACTGGATGACGTAGAAGGTGCATTATGGAACCGTGATATGATTGAGTCATGCCGTGTCCATACCATGCCGGACCTCGTAAGAATTGTCGTTGGTGTAGACCCTGCGATTAGCTCAGGCGAATCTAGTAACGAAACAGGTATCGTAGCTGTAGGGTGTGACAAAGACGGAATCGGCTACGTTCTTGACGATAAGAGCTTGAAGGGTTCCCCAACGGAGTGGGCGCACGCAGCTATAGCGCTTTACCATCGTTCGCAAGCTGATCGGATAGTGGTTGAAGCTAACCAAGGTGGGGATATGGTACGGCATACCTTGATGACGGTAGAATCCCAGATTCCAATAAAGATGGTCCACGCAACGAGGGGAAAACGTATTCGTGCTGAACCAGTTTCGGCTCTTTACGAGCAGGGTAAAGTCAAACATGTAGGCGCTTTTCCACAGCTTGAGGACCAAATGTGTTCGTGGACTATTGATGCTCCTTCCCCAGACCGATTAGATGCGCTAGTATGGGCTGTGACAGAATTGTTAGTAGGTAGTAGACTTCCACCAGCGGTAGTTCCCTTTGGCGCTACCCGGCAGAGTCCTTGGGAGATTAATTAATGAGTGACGTAGAAAAACAACGACCAACGTCTACAGATTTCATGGAGATCGGTTCATCGGGATTAGTTCAATACGGTGGGCGAGTCGAAGAAGATTTCCTACGGCAACTCCAAGGCAAACGTGGCTACGCTATCTATCGGGAAATGTCCGAGAACCACGCTGTCATTGGGGGGATACTCCACTCAATTGAAATGCTTTTCCGGTCTGTTGATTGGAGTGTAGAGCCGTCGGACCCGGCGAACCAACGAGCGGTAGAAGAAGCAGAGTTCGTTGCTGGCTGTATGAACGATATGTCAATAAGTTGGCAAGACACCATCAGCAATGTCCTCACCATGCTCGTTTACGGTTTCAGTTTCAACGAGATAGTTTACAAGCGTAGGAACGGATTAAGCGAGGACGGCGAATCCTCAGCCTTTAATGATGGGCGGATAGGCTGGCGAAAATTACCGCTACGCTCCCAAGACACCGTGTACGAATGGGGATTTGATGAGAATGGCGGTATCGAATCCATGACTCAGATGAACCCGATAGCTGGGACAGGGCCAGTTACTATACCGATAACTAAAGCTCTCCTCTTTAGGACTAGCACGAAACTCAACAACCCAAGAGGGCGAAGTGTCCTACGCTCCGCATATACTTCTTGGTACTACCAGAAACGAATTCAAACGATAGAAGCTATCGGAATTGAAAGAGATTTAGCAGGTCTACCTGTTGCTTTCGTTCCTCCGCAGTTGCTTTCCGATAATGCCACAGCGCAGGAAACCGCTGCCCTGAACGAGATTAAACGTATTGTCCGTAATATTCGGCGAGACGAGCAGGAAGGGTTGGTGTTCCCTCTCGCATACGACCCCGAGACCAAACAGAAAGCCTACGACATTCAACTGCTGACGAGCGGTGGTCGTAGGCAATTTGACACCAATGAGATAATCACACGGTACGACCAAAGGATTGCGATGTCAATGCTCGCCGATTTCATAATGCTCGGCCATGAGAAAATAGGAACGCAGGCGCTCTCCGTTTCTAAGATTGAATTATTCATGGATTCAATAGAGGCATGGCTAACCGGAATCGCTGACGTTTTCACCAACTACGGTATTCCACGGCTGATGCGGTTGAATGGAATACCCGAAGAACTGTTCCCCAAACTCAACTACTCCGCACCTCGTGACCCTGACATCGGCGTTATCGGAGAATACGTTGGGAAGCTCACCTCCGCAGGGGCGATGCTACCTGATGGCGAGCTATCAAATTACCTTCGCCAGCTGGCAGGGTTACCAACCGAAGAAGCCGAAATGGTCTAAATGGCGAAGTTGGTATCGGTTCAATGGGTCCAGAAACAACGTGGGGATAACCACTACCCAGAAGTCAGGCCAGTTGATTCAGACGCATTAGATTCAACGGAAAGAAAAATCTACCGCACAACTCTCGCCGGGGTTTCCGCGATACCGCTAGACACCTACCGAAGAATTATCAGGGGAATCCTAGACCCTGATGAGGTCGTCAATGACTTGATGGTGAGGCATTTGCTAACCGATATGGAGGAAGTGGCGAAAGCTATCTTTGAGGGTTATGTACAAGGAGCGAGGGAAATGGCCCACTTGTTGAGAATCGCCCTGAACAAAGAGCTACGCCGACTACGATCAGACCTGCAACTCGTTGGGTTTAACGAAATCGGCAAAGCTAGAGTCGTTGGAATGTACGAGCCGTGGGATTGGGGCGACCCAACTATCCCAGCAGTCAGCTTGTTTGACCAGCAACCAGACAGTATGCCGGGCAAGGTATACGCTCGGATTCGAGCAAATGACATTTTCAGTTCAATCACTGACGACGTAAACGCAAACATTCGAGAGATAGTCGCCCAAGGCTTCACGGCCCAACAAACGTTTGCGACTGGGCGCACGGTTACTGGGCTTACACCTCAACAAACTGCCCAAAGGCTCTATCTCATCCTTCAGGAAACCTCGCCAGTGCCGATAACAGGGCTAGACTACGCTGAATATGTAGCTCCGCACACGAATGGGCTTTTCCCCAGATGGGCGAAGGCTGTGGATAGGTCCATGAACACTTACGCCCGAAGTCTTGCCCAGCGTGGAATCAACGATAGGGAAATTAAGGAACGCACGTCAAAGCACGGCGAGAGGTACGGCAACAAATTGCGCCGGGCGAGAGCCAGAATGATTGCCCGAACTGAAATTGCCTTCGCCCAGAATAGGGGAATGATGGACACATTATGGCAGGCTCAAGATCAAGGAATAATGGGGCAGTCCGCTCTTAAAGAATGGGTAACTGGACCCTTTGATGTTTGCGACCTTTGTACGCCTATGGGGGGAAAGAAACAACCCTTGCGAGGGAGATTCACCCTACCCAATGGGCGAACGCTGGACTACCCACCTGCCCACCCTAATTGCCGGTGCTTTATATTGCCAGTTCCTGAGCTGGTGGACGCTCCCCGGCGTTTCGGCAGCAACACCCTTGAGGACCCTTACCGTTACCAGTTCAGTGACGGTTTCATCATCACCACTAGCGCAGGGAACGTACTTCCTGTACCTGTTGGTTGATCAGACAGTCCACTCAATGCCGATGTAAGGCACTTCCTTTTCGCTTTTGGGCTGCAAATCCTGAACCCCATTAGCTTTGAGCGCTTGGCGCAACTCGGTTTTGGCATCGTGGCCGAACGCCATTCCAACGATATGGATATAGATTTGGCAGAACTGCCAGCCGTGACCCATGTGGTATGATTTTGTCGGCGCACCGTTTTCGTTCCAGTCTATGACGTGGGCGAGTTCGTGGAGGATAACCCATTTTTGCCTTGCCCAGTGGCAGAGAGTAATCATATCTTTGGTGGCGGCACCATTCTTCTTCGCTGGGTAGATTCTTAAACCTCTAGGTCGGTAGCTTGTAGCGAGCTTATCGCCTTTCCAAGATTTCTTGAGTTCGTAGACATCAGGCGACCTGATTCCGGAAACCACAGCCTTTTCTTCAGCGTATTCGCTTGTAGACATTACCTGAGGGTCGCCACCTCCGGCGATACCGCCCAGATTGTAGTAGGTAGGGTAATCCTCGTTTGTGTAGTATTCGTTTTTCCAGTTAGCCATGACAGCTTTCGGGAAAGCGATGGGGTTGAGTTCCCCATCGATCGCGAAGCGCTGGTGGGTTTTGGGGTAGCGTTTGGCGAACGATTTGCGGTTGATGAGCTTGGTGCAGTAGACCCAGACATCTTTGAGGTCGGGTAGCATTTCATCAGCACCGTATTTCGCCCAATCAACATTGCGTTCGGCAACGTAGAGCTTTCCAGCCCCAACATCATTCTTGGGATTAGCCATTATTTGAAACTCCTTGGTTTACGTTTGACTCCATGTATTCATATTACCCTAGTTAGGGGGGGTTTGCAAATCTAAACAATAATTATTTACTCCTGACAAACTCTCAAGATCGTGTATTATGGTGATTAAGTCGCAGTCGCTCTAGTAGCGCAAGTGTCCGATAGTGGCCAGACCTCTAGGTTTAGTCACGCATGCTTGGAGGTAAGATGCCAAAATATATAGTCACTGGTGGAGCATCAGGAGATGCATCAATAGAGATCGCTGGCAAGACATACGCACCCGGCGAAGAAGTGGAAATCAAATCTTCTTCAGACTGGCTTGTAAAGCAAGGGTATGTCGTGGCCAAGAATCCAATCAAGAAGGGAGCTAAGTAATGCCAACCTTTATTCACGGTAAAACCACAGGCGTATACATTGACGAGTTTGACTTAACGAGCTATTTCACGGATAGTAGTCTTACAATCGATAACGATACTGCCGAAACCACAGCATACGGCGATACGAATAAAACGTATTTAGTAGGTTTGCGTGGAGGCTCACTTTCTTTGAACGGAATGTGGTCACAAACTACTGACGGCTCGGACGAAGAATTGCAAGCCCTATTGGGTAGCACTACTGAACCACTAATCACAGTTCGTGAGGGTTCAGCAGCTATCGGTGGGCGGGCAGTTATCGCTCAGGCAAACGAAACTAATTATTCAATCA